AGCGGTACGTCCGGCTCAGACAGGCAAAAAGAGACAGGGACCGGCGGATTGAGCGGCTCCTGGAGGGGGAAAAATGAGACCGTATTCAGAACAAATTGAAATAATTCACACATCGCTGGTAAACGGGAACCGACAACAAATGGTAAACCAAATCGACGAATACGGGTTATATGAATTTTGGGCTGATTATCGAAGTTACTTAAACGATCTATATATAGACTTAAATGCTCACCTTTCATATTTCCAGGATGCCACTATCAGCTACCATAGAATCAAAAACAGGTAGCCTACACCCTTGAGCGGTACGTCCGGCTCAGACAGGCAAAAAGAGACAGGGACCGGCGGATTGAGCGGCTCCTGGAGGGGGAAAAATGATTAACAGATACGCGATACAAGATAAAATGGTTTTGCAATGGGCGGGAACACAAGACACAGGGCCAGCTAAATATGCTTTAAATGCGGCTCAAACCGGCATGGGCTCAGATACGGTTGACCAAAATTGGAGGTGGTTGACTGAAGACTTTACGGATTTGTATGACATTAATGAACTTGAAGCTGCGACATGTCTGTCTTGGTGCCACGGATGGATAACGGGAGCAACATCAATACTCAACAAATCTGTGCTTGGTTATTTTAAATAGCCTACACCGCCCTGAAGACCTCCGGCGCTTTGGGGCATACCTTACCATACAGAAACAATCGGAGAGGCTTGACGGGCCTCTCAGCTAACCAGAAAACATGATAAGGGGGAATTATGAAAACTGAAGGAATCTTAACAAAAGAGGAATCAAACGCCAAAGTAAAGGCGGCATTTGACGAATGCGATAAGGCATTGACCAAAAATGATAAACGTTTATTAAATAAAATCTTAGCTGATATTAAAAAGAAAACAATGTAAAGGGGGATGAAATGGAACCAAAGGATATTATGAGAAAACAATGCGATTATAGACAAGGGTATATTCCGTTAATGGTGGTGGTAAGTCGATTTAAAGAAAAGGATTTATTTATTCTCCGAAAACTAAAATCTATCCCTCACAAAATAACTGCCTATTTCGACCGGAAAAAAATAGTGGCAGTTCATAAGTCCGACTGTTTCGCCAAACAAGAAAATTATTACCTGATTCTTGCGACCGATGGTACAGTGTTTCATGTTGATTATTAGCTTAGAGATAGCTGTCTTATTGACCCGTTGTTCCACACACAGAACGGCGGGTCATTGTTTTACATCCAACCCCGCGCAAACCAACCCCAAGCAGCACCGATTACCAGACACACACAGCACAGCGCGATTACCGGCCAGGTCATGTCAAGCCGTGGATGGTCGCCCTTGTGGGCTTCGAAGTATGGATCAAACATCGGCAAAATCCTCAACCTGGTATTCTTTTATTCTTGGTTTCCAAACCATTGCTTTCCCCCCACGTTTCTTTTTAACCTTGCGCCAACCGATTAATATCACACGATTATCGGTCCATAGCCACCGGGCCGGGGCTTCCAAGGACAGGATTTTACGATCATGTGCTGCGAAGTCCTGCCCGCAGCTTTGTATGGCTCCTATGCAATCCGGGTAAATCACAAGAATATCAATAAAATCAAAGGCGTCCTTGCGAAAACCATTGCCCATTTTACCGCGGCGCGGATCTTTAGGACCGAATTGAATCCACCGCTCCACAATATCACAAATGTGGCCCTGGTCCCGGAGGTACTTTAGTGTCCGTTGCGTAGGGGTCATTGCGTGTAAACCTCGTATGCTTTTTCAATTGTCGGATATTTTCTCCACATAAATGTGTCTATAAACCGCTTGAATCGCTTCTCTTTTTTTGTCTGGTTATACGGCATGATATAAGGGGTTTGCCCTGCATCTATTATTTTCTGGCATCGGTATAAATCCTGCTTTTCAGTCGTGCTGTATCCCACTAAAACATATATTGAGCTATTGATTTTATGCCGTTTCAGTATCTTTAGGCCGTGCAAAATTATAGCTTCATCCTGCATCCTGTCCCATGCAAAATGGATTTTCCCGTGCCATTTGGTTTGTTTCAGCGCATCTGCTTTTTCATCATCCAACAACCGTAAATCATACCCGTTTTCATCAATCACGGTTAAGTTGGCATCCCATATCTCTTGAAACGTTTCCAGCCATTTAGGGTCTTGAAATGTATTGTTATTCAACAGGCAAATTTTACTGAACCGAGTGTCGTGAAATTCCCAGATTGAATGATGTTTCGTGTCCGGGTGTTCCATTGTAGGCACCTTGCAAAAATCACAAGAATTAAAACAGGGCCGGAATGTATAGCCCAATGAATAATCAATCGGGAATAGACCGTAATCAGGACGTATGGATTCAATTTCTTCTGGTAAGCAGCTTCCAGGGATTGCAGGGCCACCGTATTCATCAGCATCTATCTTGGTTTTCTCGTACAATATTGACGCATACCGATAATCACCGCCAAAGACAGGCAGATTGTAAAGCACTTCATCCCCTTGCATTTTATGCCATGCTGATATTTTCATCAGGGCTAAGTTGTGTTTCGGTGCATCTGTGAGTAAATTAATTTTCATACTGCCCCTATGCCTATCCTTTTTTTGATCTTCCTGAAAAAAACAAAAAAACTCGGTGTTTTATTATCTGAAAACGAGACGGAGGATAATGTGTTACTGACGGCTTTTTAAAAGTCAGACATCGCACAATTTGTCTAAATAACCCTTGGCCACGGTGTATGTGCCAATTCGGACTCCCGTTCCGCACCTCCCACTCTTTACCAATCCGCCTGATTTTCATGCTGCCCCCCATGCCTGTATCAATTCCCAATATTAGCCAATTTCTCTTTTAAATCAGCAAGTTCTTGCTTACTTGGCGTGTATTTCACAAAATCATGCCCTATTTGTGGCTGATTCCTGCTTTTCTGATCCCATATTTGCTCAATCACAGAGATTACAGTTTTCGGAACCGGAAAAAACTCAGATTCTTTTAAGCAAATCTCAACGGCTTCGGCCATATCTGCATCCGTTGCATGTGGCAAAGCATTTACCAGCACGTCGGCATAAATGTATAACTGATCACCACTTTTTTTCGGTATCAAGAAAAGATTCATTTTTGCCAATGCTTTGATTGTGGCTTTTTGGTTCATCATCTGCAAATTCTCCTTTACCGAGAACAAGCCGGGCCATCTGTCTCATTTCGGCATCCTGGGCTTGTGCGTAAGTCCGGGGTTTAATATCTGGTTGCCGACCATTGGATTTCATTTTTACAAGAAGCTGGTCGTATTTTTCCCTTAGCTTGGATGTAGATAAAATGTTTTTATACCAAAAATCATCGACTTGACACCACTGGATGATTTTCTCAATTTCATAAATCGGTCGAGAATCAACCCGTAACATCAAATCAATAGATTTCGCCCATCCTTGAAAATTTGGTTCTTTTGCTGTTGGATTGTTTTTACGAATTAAAGAAAAAAGCATGTTTGAAAGTCGGATCTCGGTAGAGTCCGACAAGAAGGTTTTTTTATTCTTTTTAGTATTAGTATTTATAGTAGTGTCCTTTAACCTGTCCTTAACCTGTCCCGAAGCTGTCCCTAAGCTGTTTGGTTTAGCAAGTAAGTCCTTGTTATCAATCAATCTAACCTGTCCCTTACCTGTCCCTAAGCTGTCCACAACCTGTCCTTTAACCTGTCCTTTTTTATTTGGGCTAAATTTGCTATTCTGGTATGATATTTCAATACACATTTCTTTTAAAAATGCCCTAACTTTATTCCGGCTCCAATCCCATAAAGCTGAATATCCTGAAACAGAAACACCGTTGTTTTCATCGTAATCCAGTTGTATTGAGTATGCGGCTTCGACTTTAGAATATGGCCGATCAAGAGGAAGGTGTTTAGACAATGCTTTGCTGATAGGTATCCAGTTTCCATTTTTCATCTTTCATACTTTCAAAATACGAAAAGGCTTTGGAGTATGCTCAGCATTACGTTGCTGCCGGTCCCTTACGGAAACCGGACTCCAAAACCTTTTCCTGTATTGAAAAAATAATCTTATTGTAATTTTTAGCATGCCACCCCAATATCACACCGGCTCTGGTTTGTCAATCCAATACATTCTGGCAATGTGGTGGATTGGTTTCATAAATATCTTGCGGTGTTATGAACACTATCTCCCGGCCACATTTGCCGCAATAATTATCTGCCTCGGTGATCCATACATATTTGCAATTGGGGCAGGTATGCCAAAATTTAAACACCTGCAAACCAACCGCCTCTGAAGTTTTTAGATAGATTTTGTCCATACCGCCCCCCTGCTTCTAATTACCACCTATTCATTTCATCGTCGTATGCGCGTTGTGCCGACTCTTCAGCTTCCCGTCTCCAATCCCGTTGAAGATCACGCATTTCTTTGTTGTACTCCTTGATTGTAATTTCACCCCGTCTGTGTTGGTCTTCAATCTCTTGCTCTTCTCTGTCGTATGCGTCCATACCGCCCCCCTGCTATGTGTCAATATTAAAACATTCTGATTTGTCTTGGAAATTCTGCACTTGCATCGTATCGTTTTGTCTCGCCTTTTGGATATGGCAATATTGGGTATTTCAGGGCTTTTCCCATAGCTTTCTTTTCCTTTTTTGAGCCAAGAAACATTACATATCGGTGTTTTCCTTCTTGTTCGCTAACTTCAATACTGTCTGGAAGTGACTCTTGTTTTCTGCTTCCATACATACTAACAACTGAACGTGCATGTAATTCTTTGCCATTTTGGATATATCTTTTTTCTTTTGAAGTGATTCCGCAGTATAGCCAATTAGTTGCTTGATAAACATACCCGACATGGCCTTGGTTTGCATCTGCATATGATACAACGAATGCTGGTTTTTCTAATTGTTTTAAGGATTGGCTAATCAGAAAAGAAGCAATATTTTTTTTATCTGTATCTATACAAAGCCGTAATAATTCAAAGCTATTGACACTTAATACCCCACCGAATATACCATACCCACGGTTAAGTGATCGGCATGTTGGACCGTAAGCAATAACCCCACAAACTTCTTTTTCATGAATAATACCATACGCATATTGAACACACGGCATCCGGTGTGCATAATGCTTTAGTTTTATCCACGGTTTAGCTTCAGCATATGATATGGGTTCTACTGAATAGCCTTCCATACCGCCCCCTCTATGGTGTGTTAATTTTGAATTTCTTACACTCGCGCCGCCAAAACCCCCACTCGTCGTCAACCGGGGATCTCGGCATCCTGAATCGCATCTTGTGTCCAGCTTTGCAAACGAATGGCTTTCCTGATTTCAAGTTCAGGTAGACCGGGAACGACCTGCATGTGTTGCACCATATCCTCATATCAACCCCACAATTTCAACTGCCGGGCCTCGCCCTCGATTCTTGGCACCGAAATGTCCATATACCCTAAATCAATCCCAACCCACCGCCGCCCGTATTTCTCACACTGCAAGGCCACTGTGCCACTTCCGAGAAAGCAATCGAGTACGGTGCAGGGTACGGGCTTTCCCCCGCATTTGCAGGTTGGCTCCCAGCCGGTTGTTTTGGCAGGATTATCGTTTATCCAATTTTGTACCGCTTGCCCAGCCCCTCTACGGGTGCCTTGATTACCGAAAGCATGCACAAAACCATCATCCGGGTTTTTTGTTTTCGAGTAAAGGTGTTCAGGAATTTTTGGTTTCTCCACAACCCGCTCCCAAGGTGCCCCGCACTCAGGGCAGCACCCCCGCTCGCTGGTCCCGGCCAAGATGCAGGGCAGGATGAGCGCCGGAGGAAATGTCGCGAAATGTGCGCCTGGAAAACTGTGCGTGGGTACCGTCCAGACTGATCGCTTGTTTCTTGTCCCGTTCCCCCAAGTCCTTTGATTGGCCTCGTTATCAACACCCCTATCATTCCTGTCCTTAACGTCTGTAGCCCATCCTGGAGAATGTGGCTTTGTCTCTGACGGCTCCTTAATGGCCTCGGCATCGTAATAATACCGGGCCGCTTTCGTCATGAGAAATATATATTCGTGCGATTTTGTGCACCGGTCCGTCACACTTTCTGGCATTGGATTGGGCTTCGAGTTGTGGGTCAGGACACCAGAAGCAAGCGCAAATTGATGCGGTTCATCTTCAACCCCAACATCATAGAAATACCTTGCCCTTGATTTGCGTATCTCTATGATTTCACCTTTGTCTTTCTGGTTCCAATGCAAACGTTTTCTGGGAAACCTGATTTCACCACGGAAAGAATCATATTTCTTTGTACCGATGTAAGATTTTGATAATTTGCAAGTAAGCTCTATGCCAAGGCGGGCGCACAATGTTCTTAAATCAGATTCTAAATTATAATTTCTTGTGAAACCTACACGCCACCGCTTGTTACCTTCTTCCCAATGACCGTCACCATGCAAATATCCTTCCAATAAATAATGAAGAAAAACATTACTTCTTTGCCAACAAGCATTGGATAAATGTTTATCTTTTGCGATTTTTCCAGCAAGATACGTGTCTATAATAGCATTTAATATTTTGCCGTCCAAACATATCGTCATTCCGTTTTCGGATGTTATGTGCTTTCTGCATGTTCCATCATATTGTTCTGCAATTTTGCACAACTTATCAAACCTATATGATTCTCTAATATGCGAAGCAATCTGAATTGTCTTCGAAGTGTCCCGGCTGCCTTCAGCTAAATATGTTCCGATAAACCATCCTATTTCATTGGGGACATATGTTCTTATAAATGATTTTTTTTGTGGCAAGTAACACATTTCAATAATGTCACCACATTTTAGGGCTCTTGCTTTGACGATTCCATTTTTAGTGGGCCACTTGTGATTCGGTGTGCATGAAATGCGTTCACCACTTCTGAGAACAATCTCTATTTCATCCCCTTTTCGTGGATGTTTGGACATTCCTTTTAATTGTGTCCATTTTATGCCGTTCCAAAGTTTCACCGTTTCCGGTTTAAGCCGGTATAGGTCTTTAAGGTTTGTCGGCATATCGCCTTTTTGTGTTCTGGCATAAACCTTAGTGCCGCCCGATAGACACCATATTATGTCCTGCCGTAGCCACCACCCATCTGCCTGTAGCGCTAGGGCCACACGCCACGGTATGCCTAATAATTGCTTTGCTTCCCCGCCGCACCTTGGAATATCTTGGGCTATTTGTGTGCCGTCGTCTATTCCCCTATCCCCCGGTTGTCTTTTTGCTTTAGTTCCCGTTCCATACGAATCACCAAGATTTAAAAACAGGCTACCGTCCGAGCGCAGCACCCGGCGCACCTCCCTGAATATCTCCACGGTATGCTCGACGTATAGCTCCGGGGTTGGCTCAAGGCCGTAATTGCCTAACCAGGCGTTGCATTTTTGGCAGAATTGTCCGGAGGATACAGACTTGTAGTTACCATTTTCTTGTTTTTTTGCTCCAGCTGCATTTCCCCATCGTTCATTGAAGCACTCGTTATAATTTGAATATTGCTTTGTTTTTTCACCACCCCACACATGCACACAATCCTTATCCCCGCCCCACACAATCGGCGGGTGCCCGTAATCCCTCAAGCCCCAGTACGGAGGGCTTGTAATGCAGCATTGAATGGACTCTGGTTCCATTTCCCGCAATACCTCCAGCGCGTTGCCTTGGTACAAGTCACCAAGTTTGGTTGAGTAATATGGCTTACGCAATGATTTCACCCTGGGCCTCAAGGTGGCCCGGTATCAGCTTGTGTAGCTTGCGTAGGTTGTCGTCTATGGCCTCGTTTTTTGCATCGACCATTTCACTAAAAAAACCGTGCTTCCAGCTTAATTGGTCCCTGGCTGTGATTAGCAAGGACGTGTTTTTAATTAATTTTTCGATGTCAGTCATTACCACGAATCCTCCACCCAATCCGTTACCGTTGGTTTTAACTCAACTTCATCTAACCCATATCCAATGATTTCATGGAGATAGGCGTCATAATCATTTCGCAAAGGTACTCGTCGCCGCAATTCTTCCAGCGCCCAGACCATGTGGGCTATTGATTCATCATGGTGTGCTTTGTTTACGCAATACATTACCACGAATCCTCCACCCGGCGCGGCCTGTCCGGTGGCCGGTGTGTTAATAATTCGTTACGCCTGTCCGTTGCGTCATGCCACAGGCTGCCCCTGTTTTTTTCAGGCTTCAGTTTGATTTTCGGCTTGGTTACTTTTTGATACCGGGCCGCATTATACGCCCGTTTGTGAACAACAGCGCACAGTGGACACCGCTTACGACACGGCGCCCGTAGCTCCATTGTAACGACACGTGAGCAATCAACACATATCGTAGACCGACTCTTGAGCCTTGACCCGCATTTGGGGCATTTTGTGGCTATGCCCTTGACCAGCTTAACGGCAGATTTCGGGAAATGGTGCCCGCAATGGAAATGGTATGTTACGCTCATTTGCTCCACTCCGGATACATCAATTCGTCCGTTGACACCAGCCCGCCGGTTGCATCGGAGATTTTCTTTGCACCGATTCGTCCAGGGATACGAAGTCCCGCATGGATATAGCTGATATATGACCGGCTCACATCAGCTAATTTTGCCATTTGCAGGTCATTGATCCCTTTCCAATCTTGATATTCTCTTAATTTCATAAATAAATCATATCAAAAAGGCAACAATGTGTCAATCTTTTTTTTGGATACCTTATTATAAAGGGATTTTTCTTTTATTTTGTTGTTGACAACCTGTTAAATAATTGATAGAGTAACAACCATGATTAAGAAAAGCCCACAAGCGTCAGACCGGATACGCCTCGTATGTAGGGGGAATGTGGAAACTCTGACAGGGGCAAAAAGGAGCAAGGTTGAAAGAACTCATTAAACGATACTCGGTTCGGCAACAAATCAGTTTGGCAAATGACACGGTTGAATGGATAGAAATATCCACGTTTATCCGTTTAGATGATGCCATAAATGAGTATGAGCAATTTGTTGCCTTGGGTCATACTGTATGTATCGTAGAGTGGGTTGAGACCTTGTTCTATGCCACGGATCCACGGAACCGCAGCTAACCGCACGGCACCGGGTTTGTGGCACGTAAAAGGAGGAACAATGTACGAATTAATTAAACTTTGGCAAAGGCGGTCAGACAAATACCAGGATTTGAGCAAAAAGTGTGATGACGAAATTCGTCAAGAAGGGTTGCTTGCCCAAAGCCACGCCTATGATATTTGTGCTGATGAACTCCGACGGGAACTCAACAAGCCGGAACTGAACAAAGAAGGATAGCTCTTTTACATTTTGGCGAGTATAACGCGGGTAGAGGGATCGTTATCACAACCCTATTCGGAGGCAACAAGGGTGGGTTGGCTTGCCAAAATTTTTGCAGACAAGAGGGCGGGTGTACATTACCGGCATGTTTTAGGCGGGGCCGGTGAGTCTGCAAAACGGGGATGCCGGGTTTACGAGATGGCAAATCGACGGTGCCGCAAGATCGGCCCGGCCCGGCTACCCTCCACAAATTTTACGGTGCTGGGATCGGCCCAGTGCCAGGCCAGCCGCCGGCAGACGGTTCGGAGGTGTTCCCATCACCGGCGGTTGGTTTTTCAAAGGGGGATTTATGAAAATCACAGATATTTTACTCGAAATAATCAGCATGGTAGCCATCGTCATCGCCTTGGTTGCGCTGATGTTGGTTGCGGCTCGGTGAAAGGGGGAATTATGGTATACGGAGATGGCAAATTGGCCTTGCTCGGACACATAGAAATGGGAAAACGGTTCGGGACAGTATCAACCTATATTGAGTTATACGGCAAAAGGAATCCAGCAATACACGCAATCTGGCATTCAAATGAAATTCAGCGCAGCAAGCACTTTGCTTCAGGGGCAGAGTATTTAAAATGGGCCAAGGGCAATTACCGCAATCCGATCCTGTACCGGAAATTCAAGGGGGTTCTGGATGAACGGTGAAATAGAATTTTGGGTAGAGGTGCCGGTGCGTATCCGGTACTCACACACCAAGGTAGATGGATGGGTAGGTCATGGGTGTAATTACCCAACCCATGCCGAGATATTTGACATCCTACAAGCTAAAAAGACCGACATAGAAAACGCGATAAAGGAGGATATAGATGAACAGTCTGATTTGTGATCTTTGTAAATTCTGTAAACACCATTCCGCCGGTAGTTGGGTACAAGTAGCCGAGGGGCGTGACGACCCATACGATTATAATTATTGCGAACGTGGTCACTGGGAAAACGATCACCCCGACGGGCGGAGTGTTTGTGAAGACGATCCTTATCAGGATTGCAAAGACTATATCAGCGGAGACGACAATATATAAGGAGGCACCATGACCGAAGCAAAACCGATACCAAGCACCGTTGAAATAGTGGAAGCCAAGACCGCCGAAGTGCCGGCCACGAATGAGAGACAGGAAACAATGCTGGAAATTTTGGTTCGCCGGAATGTCACCATTGAAATGATGGAAGCGGCAATGGCGTTGCAAGAAAGAATTGAAGCCACCGAAGCGCGAAAAGAATATTCTCGGTGCCTTGCGGCCTTTCATGCTGATGGGACATTTGCGACAAAAGACTTGGATAACATCCAGTATAAATCAAAATATTCATCAAAAGGAAATATTATTAACACACTATCCCCGGCACTTGCAAAACATGGATTTACTCATCGTTGGGTGCCCGAACAGGGGAAAGATGGTATGTTGAAAGTAACTTGCATTTTGACACACGAAATGGGCCATAGCGAATCTGCTACCTTGGAGGGACCGCCCGATAAATCCGGGTCAAAGAACGCATTACAACAAATCAAATCCACGAATACCTATCTTCAGATTGCAACATTTGAATCGGTCACCGGGACAGCTTCGGGTAACGCCGATGTTGATGATGATGGAAACTCCGCTGTTGAGTTGATCACACCTGAACAGGTGGCCGAATTAATCATGCTCGGTGACAAGGCCGGTGCGGACCTGAACAAGTTCAATGCGCTTTTCGGTATTACTGAGTTTGACAAACTTAAAGCAAAAGATTTGCCGAAAGCCCGGACCCTGCTTAAAAAACAGATAGCAATCAAGGCTAAGGCGGGAAAAGATGCCTGAATACATCTATGATTACGCTCAAGGTGACGACCGTTGGTTCGCTGCGCGACTCGGTTCAATCGGTGGTTCGTCAATTACCCACGTTTTGGCAAAAGGCCAAGGAAAAACCCGAAAGGGTTTGATGTATAAACTTGCTGCCGAAATTCTGTCCTGTCAAAAAACCGAATCATACACCAACAAATACATGGACCGTGGGACAGCCTTTGAACCTGAAGCAAGAGCCTGTTATGAGTTCATTACAGGCTCAGATGTTGTTGAATGCGCTTTGGTTCGGTCTGCGCCAAGAATCCATGTATCCCCGGATGGACTTGTTGGTGAGGACGGTGGCGTCGAGATCAAAGTTTTACTAAACCATGTTTTCGTTGAGTATGTAGACACCAAAAAAGTGCCAGTAGCATATTATCGACAATGCCAGCACTTTTTATTTGTGACAGGACGCCAATGGGTTGATTTTGTCGTTTACTCCCCCGAAATGCCTAACCCAATGTTTATACAGCGACAACTCCGTGATGAAACGTTGATTAGGACAATTAAAACAGAGACAAATATATTTTTAGTTGAGGTTGACGAGCTTGTTGAAAGGATGCAAAGTATATGATTTCTACTAATTTAGGGGTGTAGCTAATGGAGATGAATCCAGATAAAATAATTAACGGGAAGGTTGCTAAAAAGCTGCTGCCCGAAGATAATTTTAATGCAGAAATGGATGCTTACATTGCATCTGCGGGGGATTAATTATGAGGATGTACGATGACATAGACAATACAAATAAAGATGAAGTGATGCGAGAAGTTCACTCTGCTGCCGTAGACGATCTCTACAGAATTCTAAGATTGTCAATGCCGCAGGTTAAAGCATTAGCTATGATGGCTGAAACCGGTGAAAAGTTTGAGCATGGGTATTTCGGTACTGACCCTGGGATAAAAATGGTAAACACCCGGACTGCTGCTGCATTGCATCGAAAAGGGTTTATTAATATGGTATCGGAAAAGCACCTTGTCATTAATAAATCAGGCCGTGATAGGTTAGCGTTTGCAATGGATTGTCTCACGCATTTGCGAGTTGGAATCCTGGGAGATTGATCATGGATAAGTATTTAATGGCTGAACAGATTTATGAAAATTCATTAACGGCAAGAATAAGTTTAAAGAAACGCAATTTTGCTATCTGCCCACTGTTAAAAGGCCCATGTAACCCTGATTGTGAATGTTTTAACCCAGGAAGAATCGCAGAAATTACAGTAAATGATATCAAACATTATAAAGTAGTTCAGCCAGCATGCGAGAATGCAATGTTCCACAAGTGGAGTGATTAATTATGGAAATGAACCCGCAGAAAATCATTAACGGGATGGCCGCAAAAAACAGGCTGCTGTCCGACAAGAACGATGAATACGTGAGTTTAGTTGAAAGCTATGCCGGTGCCGAAAAGGATTACAAAACTGCACTGGCTACAGCTATTTTGCGCCTGAAGGCAGACGGGCATCCAGTGACATTAATCGTCAAGCTCGCTGAAGGTGATAAGAACGTTGCCGATTTGCGGCTAAAAATGATTATCGCTGAAGGCGTGAAAAAAGCATGCAGAGAATCTATGCGCAATGCTGCCGGCGCAATTGATACATATCGGAGTATGCTCACTTGGTTGCGGTCTGAAAAGGAAAATCCATGACCCACGGCCCGAAAAAACCTAAGATCCGGCTTCGCAAGGGCAGTCCTGCATACATCGCCCTTCAAGAGGCTGTTTGGCTTCGTGACAGAAACCGGTGTTATTGTTGCGGAACATGGAACAAAGCACCACCGCACCACGACCCGCATGTGGGCCAAGGTGGCCAGGATAGGATGGAAGACATGCACACTGTGTGCTTCCATTGCCACACCCTGATACATGATAAGTACGGTTCGATGGAGAAAACTAAAGAGGCTATGCAAAAAAAAGTTTGATTTCAATCGTCGCGGAATAATCTGTTTTCATCATCAACGCCCATAGTTTGATCTGTTTTCACGGATACTTTAGCCTCAGATTGGCTCGTTGACAATTCATCAATTCCCTTGTCGCCTATACCCTTGACAGATAAAGACGGCTTTGCTTCGGCATTTGCCTCGGCTGCCTGGGTAACATAAACGTTCGTCGTGCTCTTGCCATCACAACACAGGATCCCCAGGCTCAATAACAGGATCACCAGTCTCATCGTTCACCGCCTCTCTCTCTTTGCTTTCGAGATACTCCCACAACGGTCTGTCTATATTACGGCACAGCACAGGCGTATTGTCTAAATACCGGATGGCCTGATCACAAACTGTATGATGCAGCCGGTAACTACTTTTCGTTCTTTTGTAGATGTGAACGTTCATTTTGATGCCGAGTAACTGCTCTATATGTCATGTGAGCGCATATTGCAAATTTCCCAATTAGAATCACATAACTTTTTGCCGACCAAATCCAAGTACTGAGAAATTCCCGGCCCGCCGCAGGGTCAACATTCCACAAATATCGAGCATACAGCGCCGGGATTTCTCTGCATATCCCACCATAGAATAGAATCATAATATAAATAAAGACATAGTTTCTATATTTTTTAGACCGTACCAATTCCCATGTGAAAATAGTTGCGCCAAAAACACTAACACAAAGCAGAGCCAAATACGTAAGAAAAGTATTGTCATTCCACATGGTTCACCTTTTTGCAAACACATTCAAGTTTGATTTCTTCTTCATCATTCTTCGCGTCCAGGAACCATTGATTCTCTCCGTTCAAGATCGACTTTGTTTCCTCTATGACACGTTTGGTTTCTTTTGCTTGTGCATCAATTTTCTTTTCCGCATCTACAAGGAATTTAAAATATTTTAAGGGATTAAGAATCATTGCTCTTTCTCCCTGAAATTATTGAATGAGTTGCCGTTACGATCCTTGATATACTTTTTACACTGGCAGATATGTCATAGATCAGTTCGCCGTGATCAACCTTTTTCGAGATAACGTCATGTTGCTTCAACGCGATTTTAATAACTCCCCAAATCACAACCCCACAAAACATCAATATCAAAGCGATGGGTATCCACTGCTCAGGTATCGCGTCAAGGGCTTTTGGGATGTCCTCAGTCATTCTAAAATTCCAGAAGTTACGATAATTTCAATTAGCTCAAGTAAATCTTCATCGTCCCGTAAAATATCTTTAATGTACGATGGCTTTTTTGGGTGCCATTCCGGTTCTGTCCAGCCACCGCCGCCTGTCCTGGTGACAACCGGTGTTACTTTCCCTCCTTTGAACCAAGGCAAAGCAGTCTGAAAGCCTACCGTGCCGTGCTGTACGCCTATCCTCAAGGGTAACGGCGCATGCCCCTTGGACACGATATGGGGTACGCTGATACCAAGTATCGGGTGCCCTCGTTGGACACGGTGCGGTACGTTTAACCTGAATACCGGATGTACTGATGAATGACCTATCATTTATCATGTCGGATCTGAGCTTATAATTGGGTCCGCGTTTGAGTCGCCGGCCACCACCGCTGTCCATGCCGATGTTGCATCGTCTTCCTCTGTGACCGTCAACGTTGTGCCTGCCACGCTCCATTTATTTCTCAAGAAACGTAAGGCGTTAAGAACCGATCTTGCAGCTTCCCCGGTTACGCTGGTCCAGTCTCGGGTTAGCAGGGCATCGGCCCAATCGGATAAATCGTAAGCGGTAAATGAATACGGGATACCACCTGTGTCCGAATTAACCGTTGCAGATATCCACACGGTATAGGATTTCCCATTCTCAAAACCATTAGCCGCGGTACAAGCTATCTTTTTACGGTAAGCGCCTGTTGTATTGGCATCATCTATCTTTTCCATGTTCCCGGTCAGAATAGCAGTGTCGGAATCGTCCTCATAAACCCTGTATGTGGGCCACTCAGCGGCATCTGTTGAGACACCAGTATCGGGGTCATGAGTAGCTATGCTGAACGTCAAATTATTTCCAATTATTACAAAGTCTGGGCAACCGATGACGCACCTCCCTCTACATCCCTGTAGACAATTATTTTTGCATGTTTTCTGGCATTACAAGACCTACACTACACAATCTTTATTATTAGTTGGCATATCTTCCCACGGTCTATGACCAACACTCGGCAAGTTATCCCTCAAAATTGACTCAACATACATACTCGAAGACATATTCGCCTTCAATGCTACCCATTTAACTGTATTCCATATATTCTCATCAAGATAAATTGTTGTTCTTTTTTTCGCCATAGTAACACCTCCATATTTTATTAGTTTATCATTATGGTGATGTTACTACCGTTATGTTGTTATGTCAACCAGATTCCTCGTTAAATTCACCGCAAAATTCGTCGGCGTCTGTTACTGGTTGAACTGCAAAATAAAATTTGTCTATCTTATGCACACCGGGCCGTCTACGTCTGCAATAGCCTGGATTATTTTTCTCTAACTCAATCGGTATTATCTTGACCGATGGGTGTACGGTATCCCACCAGGTGCATCTATGACATCTATGCTTTATCACGATAATTCTTTAGCTTTTCCTGCATCGCCTTTGCCATTGCCATTGCCAATCTGCATTTTTCCTTAATCCCTGTGTCTTCTGTCATGCCATATATATCCCTCAAGGTTTGGCAAATTGTATGGTGCCTTGCCCACCTTGTTTTGAGCATCTCATTTTCGCTTACGGGCTGTCTTCTTTTATATGACATAGAATATCCTGAACTCTGTTTTCAGTGACACCCCATCCTGGCACTTCGTTAGCTTCCGTCCACCCCTTTGTGTATCGTTTATTCCTGAATTGTTTTTGTTTCCACCGGCTCGGAGTTAAATTTGTGTCATGCCTGATATCAACATTCGGATTTTTTGATTCCCATTTTTTAGATTTGTAATCGTCAACCCGTTCAGCCCGGCTGTGTGTTCCAGGTTCAAATCCCATTTTTCGTGAAAACCCGTTCTCTTCAACTAACCTTACCCGCTTTTTGTAGTGTTTTAACAACAGCTTGCGGTACGCACACAACCCGCTCGTTTGTCTGCAATCGTCCACTTTCAAGGCATGGCCGTCTTTAGCCCGGACCTTCCAGACATTGACATTATAGTAAAAGGTATCTTCTCTGTCTGGAATAAATTCATAATGTGATGGATGATATAAAACATCATGTTCTGCAAAAAAAACGATATCGGTATCTATTGACTTTAGCCCCTCAAGGATTTGTTTGAACATGGACAATGCTGATGATTCTAAGTCTAAACAGATATTTTCCCCAAATGATATTGGTTTTTGAGATACGGAAACAATTTTATGCCCATTTGAGGCGTTCTTAATCTGTTGTTGAACAGCCCCGGTTATTAGATCATCACATTTGTTATTGGTGTAATACAAGATGCCCCTTGTCGGCTCATCCCATGTGGGCACTGGCGCAAATTTATCTAACAACCACTGGAGGTTATGTTTTGCTTTCGGCCATGTGTTACCCACCCATAGTTTCTTGGAATGCTCTCTTGCTCGTTTTACCTGTTGCCCTGACATTGGATACGGAAACCCAAAGCCTTTCCCGGTTCTGAACATATGAGCAAACCATGTTTTCCTGTTTGTAACCTGGCGGCCATCGGAAAGCCATGTTTTGCAGGCAATCTCCGTTCCTACTTGGCCCCAGCTTCCATGCCTTTCGTCCAGCCCATCTATATCCCAATATCTTTCACGGTGCATAAAAAAACAGGCACCAAGGCTTGACATGGTATCTACAATATCGCCTTTAGCTTCAGGCCGTTTTTTAAATGCTCGCCAATATTGGAACTTCAGGTCTTTGTCAAAATAATAAAATTCAGACCTTGGATTTTTCTTTGCCTCCCAGATAATGACCTGTTTTATGTACCGGCTTCCACAATTAGCGCACCGCTCCGGTTTTATTCCCTGGTAAACACGCTTTTTACATCTCCGACATACCCAATCAAACGCATGGAGATTATACATGGTTGGAATAACGGTCCAATCATATTCACAATCCGCCATTAATTTAACGTCAAATCCATCATCAACGGCGCAGTGTGCGTCTAACTTCATAATATATTTAGCTTGAGATAACTTTACGCCTTCATTCACTGCCGCCCGTTGGCCTATGGACTCTTCATGATGGATAATCGAAATTCTTTTGTCCTTGGGTATATCGGCATGATACCCATCAAGGATAACAATAATTTCCGTATTACCCTTGATGTTCGACAAAACATTATCAATGGTGGTTTGCAGAAATTCTTCTTCTCTTGATGCTATGATAATATCGAGATCCGGCATTTGTGCGTCTCTGCTGCTTCGTTTATCACTTGTTTTTCAGCCCGGTGATCGTGGCAATGATACGTTCTTTTTCCCAACATGACCTTGTCCATCCCGGCTAAATACAATTCGGTTAGTTTGAAAGTTTCCAAAGCCATAAAGATTGCTGCTGTTCCTTTTGTGGGAAAGTCCACATTTGGATGTGGTCTTAACGGCTTCGCTATTTCTCTGTATTTGTTGAGCCATTTTTCAATGCAGCCGTTTATAAAAATTTTATGTGTTTTGATATCTGCAATGCCTTTCCACTTCCCATTTGTTTCATATAACCATAATTCTTTCGTGTTTGTTAAATCGTATTCTTTCAAGCAATCGGTTTCCAACGCAATTGCCAGTACATAATCCATCCTGAACCCAAAGTCTTTATCTATCCGCCCATTTGTCAGTCTTATAACCGGATAATGACTGTCAATTTTCTCCCCAAGCCCTCGCCCCCCATAACTTCCGCCTTTACCAACAACTATCATTCCAAAACCTTATATTGTTCTGCGATATGGTCTATATGGTATCTTTCGGACTGAGCCAATGCCTTGCTTGCCATTGTGTTGTAATATACATTGTCTTTCAACCGGCTACAATTTTCAACAATTTCTTGTGTTGACTTAACTGGCACAAAACACCCGCTGAACTCTCTAACATAACTTTTTTCTGGATACGCTACGGTCGGTATCCCAAAAGACCCGGCATTACATAACTTTAACGGGGTTTTTAAAGACGATAAGTAATATTCCGGCCTGAATGCAACCTGAATATCAATGGATTTATAAAAAGCAATTACGTCCCCCCGGCCAATGAATTTTGTCTTTGCTTTAAATTTTAAACCTTTCCCAGTAAGTGCTGTTTTTAACTTTATCGGTTGTAACTCTTTAAGTCCGTTCTTTGAACCAATATATCCTACTGTTGTTATTTCCCGTTCCGGCCTTTGTCCTTGCTCGTAATTGCAATGGTGCTGCTGTACCAATTTTATGTCTGTTCGTTTCAATTCTTCAGATAAATATTCTTGAGCGACTTTAGACGCTGCGATAACCCCTATTTTGGGATGTCTTTTTACCCAAGAGACAAGCCCGTACCCATCAAGAACGTCTATATATGATTGTTTGGGGAAATTCTCTGGTGGTTGTGTTTTTACATAAATGCACACATTGTTTTCATGCCCATTGACAGGGTTTTTTCCAGCACCGATGTAGTCAGCAACTTGCATTCCCCGAATTATCCCAGACCCCACTTTTTTAGAATAAAAGAAAATCATTTATTTCTTTACCCACAAGAAACTTGGATCTTTGTCCCTTGTTATATACCATAACGTTATGTAGTGAGCATAGGTATAGGCGTCCACCGCATTGACAACACCCTGCTGGTAAGCATGGGCATAGTCGTGCCCTGAAACTATCCCTCCATGACGAACCTTACGCGACCAGCATATGATATCCATCATTACATCGTCAAAACTGTGCATTGCATCAATATACACAAAGTCTAATGAGTTGTCCTCAACATCATTCAATGCCTCCATGCTGGTCTTGTGTATAATGGTTGCATTATATGGTTTTAGTTTTTTAATTGCTATCACATGCCTTTTGTTTGCTATTTCTTGAGTTGTGCCTTTTCTGTATGGACCCCAATAATCAATAGACAATAATTTAAGATTAGGATTTGCCTTGCATAAAATCTCTGAAAATACCCCCTCTCTAACTCCGACTTCAGCACCGTAATTATACCCTATTTCTCCAAGAAACTCCGCCAGGGTATTCCGAGAACCTCTCCACGCTCTAAATGGCAAGTGATCACCTCGGTGGATATGGAACTTTTTTCTAATTGCTCTGTTTACGTCCATGTAGCCTCTTTTTCTTTACCCAAGGGTGTTCATAATTTTCAAAGTATTTCGGATTATCCCAATCTTTCGGCCAACCTTCCAGTGGGCCGAATTTTTTAATCAGCCATTTTAAGTCTTTTGTTTGCTTGTACCATTTGTTGTGCATCCACATATCCATGCAAAACAATTCTCCCTCTGCCTTCAACCTTGCAGATAAACCATAATCTATTTTATGTTTCGGTCCTTTATGCAGATGAGCGTACCATGTTTTTTTGTTCCGTATTACCCGGCCCCCGGAAAGCCATGTTTTAAATCCTATTTCCTGGGCTTCCTGAAAAAACTCATTGTATTTATCCGACTCTAACCCATCTATTGAATAATAATGATCTTTGTGCATAAACCAGCATGAACCTTGAAAGGACAATAAATCATCTATGAGAATTTTTTTTCTTTCCCTCTCTTTGTGCCAAAAACTTCCGGTTAATCCATGTTCTCCCCGCCACTTTATACCATGAAAACCAGTTCCATATATCTTGTTGTTATCATATGGATATGTGAGATATAGATAATCTACCGGCCCTCTAAACCGTTCCCATTTTTCTACGTCTAAGCTATATCGGCTAGGTATAGACACCCAATGCTTGTCACAATCGGCCTTAAGAATTTCATCAAACCCTTTGCCTACCATACAGTGAGCATCTATTTTCATTAGATACTTACCAGAAGATATTCTCACCCCTGCATTTATCAGACTTCTCATGCCAACAACAGAACCCATTCGGACGGCAATTAAATCTTTGTGGTTTCTTAGTTCCGGGTCTTCCTTGTAATCAGCCATCACTGCAATGACTTCTATCTCACCAGTAGCATTTTTAATCAAACTGTCCACGGTTTTTGATAAAAACGGTTCGTTTCTCGCCGGAATTATAATCGAAACCTTATCCATTTATCACCGCCCCGCCCATTACAAGGCTGTGTATTCCGTTTGCTGTAATAATCGGCATGGCAAAGGTAGGGGCTGCACTGGGAGACGCTGACGGTGATTCAGACGGACTCTCAGACGGGGACTCAGATGCAGACGGCGACAAAGAAGGTGACTCTGAAGGACTCTCTGAGGGAGAACCAGATGGTGATTCCGACGGGCTTTCGCTTGCAGACGGACTAAGGCTCGGAGACTCAGATGGACTCTCTGACGGGCTTCCTGACGGAGATGCACTCGGGCTCTCCGACGCCGATGGACTTAATGATGGAGATTCGCTTGGAGACTCGGATGGACTTTCGCTTGCAGATGGACTTAGGCTTGGAGATTCCGATGGACTCTCTGAAGCTGAAGGCGACAAAGAAGGTGACTCTGATGGTGATTCGCTCGGTGATTCCGAAGCTGACGGGCTTAAGCTCGGACTTTCTGATGGACTTTCAGACGCCGACGGACTCAATGACGGTGATTCACTCGGGCTCTCACTCGGTGATGCTGATGGTGATTCTGACGGACTCTCACTTGGAGAACCTGGATCTGAAGGGCTTGGTGATGGAGATTCGCTTGGAGACTCGGATGGACTTTCACTTGCCGATGGACTTAATGACGGGCTTTCAGAAGGTGACTCACTTGGACTTGCGCTTGGTGATTCTGACGCTGAAGGGCTTAATGATGGAGATTCCGACGGAGATTCCGACGCTGAAGGACTTAAACTTGGAGACTCGCTCGGACTTTCGCTTGGGGATGCCGAGGGACTTTCGGACGCTGAAGGGCTTAATGATGGAGATTCCGATGGGGACTCGGATGGCGATTCGGATGGAGATTCACTTGCCGATGGTGACAAGCTCGGTGATTCGGATGGACTTTCACTTGGTGATTCTGAAGCTGACGGGCTTAATGAAGGGCTTTCCGAAGGACTCTCACTGGGTGAAGCCGAAGGCGATTCAGACGCCGACGGACTCAATGACGGTGATTCTGACGGAGATTCCGACGGGCTTTCACTCGGAGATTCCGACGGGCTTTCGCTTGGGCTGCCGCCAGCCGCCACATACTCAAACGCCCCGATATCCGGCGTAGACCCATCTCTGGCATTTCCAAGGATATCTGTTGTAACTGCCCCTATAGCCGTTCCTTGTTCAATTACACATGGACTTGTTGTGTAGTCTTTTAACGAATAATCCTGATTAGCATAATCGTTGAAAACTTTTGCCCAATCGGTAGCCTCTGCTGTGAAATCAACAGCATTAGTTCCGGTCCCTTCATCAGATGCACAATAATCAACCGTTGCATTTGACTCATTTTGAAAATCATCTGTCGAGTTAATAACAACAGTATTTTTCACAGTGCAATTGCTTAGGGTTGATAAATCAATTCCATTTTTATTTGCACCGCCATCAACAGTACAATGATAGATATATGTGTGAGAATTTTCATTTGTTTTCTTGATTGCATCGTCACCGCCAGCTCCATAAACCACACAATTTATCAGATACAACACCTCATTGGTCGAGTCGTTACCAAATAATTGCACCGATGCATAGTTCTGTGCTGAGGAAAACATACAATTCCTGAACACTAATTCTTTATGATAGGCGTTAGCAGCTACATTTAAACTTGAATTTGTAGTCGCAGCAACCACCTGCAACCCATCAAACTCTATATCTAAAAACTCTGTTGCTGTTGCATCATTGTCAATGATTAGCGTGGGCGCACCACCCCCCGCACTTAGGTAGTGAGCATCTGTAGTGTCGGGCTTACCATCTGTAAACCTCGCACTGCCGTATGTTTTTACATACACCCGTGAGTCATCAACAGCTTTAGCCGTTTCCCATCCGTCGAAAGTAGTCCGCCCGTCCGCTGAAGACCACGTACCATCTGACGGAATAATCTCAACCATCAGCTCGGTATGACTACCGGTTGCTAACGTCAAATCACCGTTTTGGTCTGACTCCATTGCAGACAATGAAGTATAAGTGTCTGAATAGCTCGCGCCTGCATCTCCTTGTGGATCGTCGCCACTCGGATCAGTTGCACCACTTGGATACACCGCTACATATTTTGTTGTAAGTGCCATTATGGATGAGTGTTCTTCAGTTCTTTAATTTCTAAACTATTTGCAGGGTCACTCGTTACGTCTTTTGCCAATTTCCGAATAAAGCTATCAACAGATGGATGTGTAATGTCATAGGTTTCGACTAACTGTTTTTCCTCAGCAATCAATTCCCCAACATTGACCGGAAACTTAAAATCATTTACCAGCTTGTACCATTTGTTTGAGCGTTCAATTTGATAAACATCCGTCGTGCCGGTAATGGTTTCACCAACACCATCGGTCCAATGGTATTTCCCATCCGAAGCCCATTGATATGCTATTTGGATATCAGGCGTTATTTGGAATAGCCTCAATTCAACATTTGCTTTTGTGCCGCCGATTGTAAGAAAATTAAACTTTTCCAACTCTGTTTTTGAAAACTGATGGCTGTCCTCAAATACTCCAACGACATCGTCTAGATATTGCAAACCATCTCGCACTGTTTCTGCATTTATCAGCATTACAATTGCCATTATTTTCCTCCTAATTTATTGGTTCTACGGTTATGGTTATAGAAATATTCCTCACATCGACGAAAATCACTTGCTCGCTGAAATCAGATTCGTTATACGGTGCCGCTGCATCTGGATTAACTGCTTTTGCTGCGAAATAAAGGATTGTCTTTTTCGGGAGATTGTTTAGTCGAAGTTCATTGACACCTGGTGCCGCCTCAACTGTATAGCAAGTCGCCCCCTCAACCACACAGCTTGACTCCCCATAGTAAACCCTGACGAATATATCTGGCAACTCCGGTCCTGGCTCATCCCATAGCACCGTGACATCAGCACCCCAAGCAGGCACCGTAATAAGCATCAGGAATAGAGTTAGCTTTTTCATTTTGCCCCCTGTTTTACTTGGTTTGTAATTGACTCGTATTCATCGTCCAAATCCTGTATAACGTCAAGTACGGCCTGCCGCTTGGCTTCCTTGCCGCTCAACCCTTCCGCTAAATGGTTTTTGACATAGCCCTGAATTAACTCTATTTCGCCTTGAGATGCCCCTTTTTTCTTCAGTAAATACGTTAGCCCTGCCATTATCGCATCCCTGTTGCTTCAACCGTGTCAATATGCCCGTTTTTATCTCTGGACAATACCTTAAATTTCCATTTGGTAATTGGTGCTTTTTCCGGTGCCTGTTTATTTCTGATGGTGGTGGCTATAAGTCTTTGTACCGCTTCATGTGTGGTTAAACTCGCAGCAGAGAGGGATATCACCCTCTTGGTTAAATCTATTTTGGGCTTTTGAGGCTTTACCTCTCTAAGTACCTTCATCCAAGCTCCTTAAATATCGTCCGGTACATTGCTGATTGTCTTTCGTTTTCACTCATGGATTCAGCCGCATTGCGCCTTATGGTCTTCCTGTCGCCAGCAGTGTTGAATGCGTAAATGTCTACGTCCATGTTGCGTGCTGCGTCTTTTAGCTTCTTGGCTTTTTCTCCAGGCGTAATATCCCTTTTCCGTTGCTCTTTGATTGCTTTTTTCCTATGCGTTGACCTAATGCTTTCGATCTTTGTTTTAATCTGTGACTTGTGACTGCTGTCTCTTTCGGGGCCAGCAGCTTTATACACGGGGTTTGCAATCTTATTTTTAATATGTTGATACGCTTCTTTCCCCACGTTAATTACAAATTTCCGGTAAATGTCATCATCAAGTTTTATCTCTTTTTCATTTACAGTTACAACCTGGTTCGGCAATGCAGGATAATACCCAAACTTTTTAAGTTCATCTTCAACAGGATCTTTCTTTTCTGTAGACCATTTGTACGGTAGCCACTGTCTGAATATTCCACCAGGTATTACCGCTTCTTCACCCCAAACATCTAATTTAGGTGGTGGCTTATTTATAAGCCAAGGCATAACTTGGCTAAACGCTTTCTGAAATTCACCGCCTTCTCTTGGCTTTGCTTCACCTTCTGTTAAGATTTCATACCCTCTTGACAAGGATCTAAATAAAGATGAATACGGTATCAAACTTGCCGACCATCTTGCAGCAGCACTTTCCAATTTGCCATGTCTATCCATTGCTGATTGTAAGCCTTGAAAATATGACCCGTCTATAATGTTTTCCATTAATCCTTTTGATGCCTCAAAAAATACCTGTGTTGCTGCCTCTACTTGATCTTCATAACTCATACTCGGATTTTCAAATGCTATTTTTGCAGCCGCAAAGGATGAGCCTGCTGCTGCAATTGGGGTATTAAACGGCTCTGCTCTACGGTATGAAAACCAAGTGTCTCCGAATTTCATAGCATGCGGTTTTACATCACGCCTATACCAAGAATCTCTTTCGGCTTTTCCTTCAGGAAGTGCACCCGTCATTTCCCCTTTGGCAAATTTATTCCATACATAAAAAGCTAAAAAAGCCCCTTCTATTTGTTTCGCTATTACATCAGGTGTGTTGTGCTGTCTGTTTTCTGCCCATGTTGAACCTCTCCCACCTTTCTCTACAAACCCTTTTTTCATTCCCCTTGATACAGCTTCTTTCCCAACACCTACAACCGGAGTTATTTCAAGACCGCGTTTTAGCAAATTGCTGATTGTATTTACAAAAGGCAATATAGTTGCTTTTAGTAAAGGACCAATTACGGGGGCAGTCCTTGCGTCTGTTATTATTAATTCTGAAACTGGGTCCGGTTTGTCCATAAACACTGAATAATCTGCTTGCTGCATGGCTTCTTTGTGGGCTTGTTCAGGCATATTCTCTACAAAATCCCTCTCATATTTTTCTCTTGCTTTTCCTTTCAACCCTTTTCCATTTGAAGATCGTCTAGCTAAAGCTGCTGCATGGCCGTCATATGCCACTGATCTTGCCCATACGTCCATCATCCTTAATAACCGTGTTGGTGGGTCTATAGCTTTTCCTACCTTTCTTACCAAAGCATTTGGACTCCTTTCAAACGCACCCAAGGCAGTATGCATTTCCTGTGCCCATTTACTTTCGAAATCTTTTATTTCCCCGTCTCGCCATATTTGTATTGCCTGCCTACGGCCTTTTGGAAACCCTCGTTTATACCCTGCCATCATTGGTATCATTTCATTCAGATACCGTGTTCGTTGTTTTCCTGTTAGCTTTGCATACGGAATGTCGATAAGTCCCGATAAACCTCTGTGTGGTACTTGGAATAACGTCCATGCCGTATTGCCAACAGCATTTACAAAATGGGTTGGCGGCCCCGAAAGAATAGAATTATACCAATATTCAAGAAAATAATCAGACAACTTAGGATCACCGAGCCTCTTCATGAATCGTTTTATTTCAAGCGGATTCTCCCAATTGATTTCTTTAAATTCCTGAAATTCCCTTTGGTTTAGATCCCGTTTCATTTTGTTGAACGCTATTCCTAATCTTGTTACAGCAATATCCCTTTTATGCATGTTTAAAGCCCCACCCGCCGTTGAGCTTGCTTTGGTCAGTGCATTAAAAACATCTGCCTTATAGGTGTTCACCCTTCCAATAAATGTGTCCAACTCTACAGTTTTTGCTATTTCTCCCAATCTATGTATGGCATTGACATTTATCTGCCTGACAGCATCCATTTCCTGCCGATTTAACCCACTGCCTTTTTTTGCTTTTTCTAATACCTTAGACGCCTTCTTATAATCCCCGACAATTTCAGCACTCAACTTGCCGGTTTCATCCCAAGTCTGTACTCGTTTTGGTTGAGCAATATCAGTTTCAAATTGTTTGAACTGTTCAGGAATATCTTGTTTTTTTAGATTAACCGACCCTGCATATTTCTTTAAATCCCCACCTGTCCTTGCAAGTAATGCTGCAACCTTTGGGTCCATTTTCATGTCAAGCAAATACTGTTCAAGCGTTTTCCCAACCTTCTTTGCACTCTTGGCAAACACTTCAACATCGCCCCTTAATCTGTGGTATGCCGCTTCTTGCTCAGGTGTTCTTGTTTTTCCACCAATACTGCCTCGCTCCCCCAATGCTGTATTTACATCTTTGGCTATATCGGAAACAGTTCTTGATTCTTCTGCCTTTAATCTTTTTGCAAGTTCAACCTTGCCCTTTAATGTTGCGTTTTTACTCAGAAAATCATCAAATATAATTGCTGCTTCTTCGGCTGTCTTCCCTTTTTTCTCTGCAATCCTTACAATTCTTTCCGCTTGTTTCTTCATTGATTCAGGAATGGGTTTGCGGCTGTGCGATGATTTTAAATATTCCCTATCGAGAAATTTTAACCCGTACTCCCTTATTGGCTCAATACTGATTGGTGTAAACCCTTTCATATTGGGTTCTACTTTACCGCCCAATCTTTCTGTGGCAACATCAAGAAAACTTGGTTTCGGCTCAACAATCATCCCATCTTCTCTTGGGATGGGTTTACCTTCAATATTTACTGGTGGTTTTTCATGTTTCTTGTATGCCCTTCGCATTGCGTCAGGTGCAAATGTAGCATCAACTTCCGCTTGTTTTGCTGCTTGTTCGCTTTCAGCCTTTAGCATTGCCTCTTTGTTTTTTAAAGTAAGCAATGGCCTACCACCCGCTTTTTCTTTTGCCCTTCGTTTATTTACCTCGTTTTTTGCAAATGTGCTATCTAACTTGGGTGCTTCTTTCAGGGGCTTATCCCAAGGCATTTTCTTTGTAAGCGCACCCTTGGCCCCTCCAACCGTTTTAGCCCCCAAAGCAAACGTTAATAATTCACCACCTAATTTAGCTAAATACGCTGTCCGTGGACTGTATTGTTCAATTTCCTGTTCAAGTATTTCCGTTGGATGCAAAACAAACTCAAAACCTTTGGCAACTATCTCGTTGACTTCTTTGGCCGCTTTTGTATAAGGCTGATAACCTAAAGATAATATTTCTGCTTCTGCAACATCCGCAGCTTCTTTCCCAAGCGGTAAAGCCATCACCCCATATGCTTTAGCAAACGGCCATAACAACATACCGGACGCCATTGACATTGTTGTTTCTGCCGTAGATACCAGTTGACCACCAATATCCTTCCCTGTTTTCGATACAACATCCTGCATAAATGAAGGCTTTTCAGGCTGAACGAATACCGGTGGTAGTTTTTCCTCAAATGGAGATTTTATCTCTATCGGAACAAATCCAGGCAAGCTATTGGTTATGCTTTCTTCTCGACCGAAAGGATCTTTAATTTCTATTTGCGTGAATGCTCCCATTTAATGTTTCCATTCCCTGAATAGTTCTAACTCACCGTCTTCCTTTGGAATCCACCACCCTTTCTTACCATTCTTTTCTCCAAACTTAGCGTCTGGATACTCTCTAGTAATCATACTGTTAAGTTCAAACTTCGTTGCTTCTAGTTTTTCCTTTGGTGGTAAATCATTCCAAACGTCAATCCCAAATGTATTCCGCATAGTTTTTGCAGCGTCATTTTTGGCATCTATCGACTTGCTTAAATATTTGCGTTGATTTACTTCGTTCCTTGTTTCTGTTATTGCTTTTGTTTTCGCTACAGTTGCATCAATTTTTATTGCCCCGGCTTCCTTCAACTTTATTTGAGTTTCCATTAAGTCAGGGTTGGCCGCCAAGTCCCGCAAGGTTTTTGATGATTCAGTTAATTGCCCTTCTCTGTAATCTATAAGCTGCTTTGCTCTTTCATGGTCTGCTCCCGCCTTTGCTTGCGTTTGACTTGCCTTTTGTTTATTCTGCTCAGTCTTAGACATATGATCAAAAATGCCCTGAATGCTTTCTGCCGTTACCTGTGTAGTGGCCTTTGATGCCCCCTCTCTCATTGCATCTGTAATAAGCCCTTGAGATATAAACATTTTTTCTTCAAGTGTCTTTGTTTCATCCGGAAGAAGTTTAGCAAGGTCTTTCTGCAATTTATCAAAAATCTTAGGGTCATCCTTAAATTGAGATATTGTTTCAAAAGTCTCCATTAATTTAGGGTTATGCTTGCCTAAAGATCCTTTAAGCATTTTTAGACCAGAATTTTTAACATTCGACGGCATATCAGATGCCATAAGGCCGATTCCAATTTGTGCTATCTTGAAATCATTCTGAATTTCCTGCTGCTTTTGCTGTTGCTGCATGCGCTGTTGTTCCATCTTTACCCGCGCAAGCCCCATCATGGAGTTAAAGCCGGTGGCTAAACTATTCCCGAATGCTGCGTATGGTGACTGATATTGGTAAGGCATGATTTACTCCTATGCAAATGCAGAATAAGCCCCAAGACCCATCCCAAGAACGTTTCCAAACATCCCAAATAGCCCTGCTTGGTTTGCCGATTGATTAGCCGCTGTCTGAGCGTTAGCCTGATAAGCCATATTGTTATAATATTGGTATGGTTGCATGGCGTTTGAATAGCCCTGCTGCAATTGCCCCAATCCTGCTAACCCTTCTCCATACCCGAACTGGTTAGCTACCCCCGATTGATTAAACAGGTTGCCAAATAAATCAGCTTCAAGACCCCGGCCCTGCATGTATTGGTTCCACGCTTGGCCCTGTTCCTGGCCGGCTAATCCAGCCCTCGATAAAGCCGTCTGAGCGCCTAACTGAAGATACCCATGCTGCTCTGCTGATTTAGCGGCATCCCACCGTTTCTCAAAAGCCGCTAATGACTGAATGCCTGAAGTGGAATTACGCCAATTTTTACCTAACCTACGGGACAAAGACGACTCCATAGTTCCCCTTGCTTCAGCTTCAGCTTGCCTGGTGCCTTCCGAAATCGGCAATTGACCGGACAGGGCTTTCTCGTATCGTTCCAACTCAAGATCGTAAACCTCTTGCTGCTTGGCGTACATTTCCTTTTGAGCCGCAACTTCCGGGCCTTGCATATATTGATCCCAAGCGTCAGCTAAACCACGTTGCCGGCGTTGCTGTTCGTGCAATTGCCGGCTATACTGCTCTCTTTGCATTGCCGCAGCTTCTTGCTGCTGCTGCAATAGCTGGTTTTGTAGCTGTAAGGATTGCGCTTGCTGTGCCTGTAAAGCTCTTTCTTCAGCCGATGGTTGTGGTGCCTCTACCGTTGTGTTGCCGCCGCCAAAACACATAACTCCCTCCTAAACCACAGGTTGTCGTCTTTTAGATTAATCTTGTACGGAACCGCCCCTAATTTTGCGTACATTCGCATGATATGAGCATTCTTTAATTTCGTGTACCCAATCCATCCCCGCACTGTATTGGATGCCTTTATTCCCGCCTCAATTCCTTTTAGCTCTTTGTAAATTTCCCTCAAGGTTTTAAAATCCTTGATATCTTCGTCCATTATCGGGCACCAAATCCACAACCATTCATTATTTATAAACTGTGATTTCCAATGCACATTCCCCCCTAATTATGCCAGAAAAAACACGTTATCTGATAGCTGCTCCCAAGTCTGTTTTTAATTGTTAATGGTTCCTGTGCTGCCGCTGTGCCAAGACAAAGGTATGCGTCTGTGTCCTGGTTGACCACCACATCCCCCGAATTGAAAATAATCGCAACATCCCCGTCATTGTCCACCACAAACTCGGCATACACAGCCCCATTGTTCGCAAGGATTTTGCCCCAACCGTGATTCGTGACAGCCTCAAGGGTAAACGTTCCTTCGTCAACTACCGTTTCATCGTAAAACTGAAAGTCTGTGCCTGTAGGGACTTTGTTTTCAAGCGTATTAGCCGCACCCAAAACGGCATCAAATTCTGCGTTTAAATCCGTATGCGTTAGGACATCTTGATCGGCCCATGTTTTTACCCTTGATGTTGCCATAAATTACCTCGGCTCGTTTCCTAATTCTCGATAATCAATCATCATCTGGTTTACAAAAAAGCTCTCATCCGCTGTTTCGTTGTAACACTCAAATTGTACCCGGCGCCCATTCTGGTTCAAATCAATCTGCCCATCCAACACACCAATCCCGCCAAGTTGGTCAGTGCCAAGGACAAATGTTCCCAAAACCGGGCCGCCCGTAAGTGACATTGTTGTTGCTGTCTGTGGGGAACCGTCCACCCACCACCTAATGTCTAAATCCCAAGATCCTACCGGTCTAATAGACAGCCAAAGACGCTTGAAATTCTTGGTTGCCCTTGGGTTTTCACAATCCACCATAGGTGTTTTAAATCCAGCGTAATACCCGTTGTCGTCGTCGTTTTTAGCTACGTTCTCAAGCGCCCAGATACGCCCTGAATAGTCTCCGGTGTATATCCTATAGTCACCTACAGCCTTTCTTACCAAGGCAGAACTAGCGGCCTTATAGCCACTGTCATAGGATAAATTATCGTGTCTTATCCATGCTTCACGGGGATCTCGGTCAATAAAATAACACAGGGCTATGTCAACCGTGGTGTACCCATTTCGCACCATGAAAAACTTAATGCACCGCAGTTTCGGGTCATAAACAGAGTGAAACTTATCTATCTGTGATAAATCAATATTATCATTTATCCAAGTGTGCATATGAGAGGGCCGGGTTATAGATGCCGCTTTATAATCACCGTAATTTTCTGCTGCGGTAACGGAATAAATCTCCCCGTCTTCCATCATATTTACAATATCATTAGGGGTTTTCACCAACAGCCGCCAATGAGCAACACCACCTTCCCACTGTGCCGCCTCGTATCCCCAATTGTCTTCATCGGTATCGTCATCGTCTATAATATACGCCTTTCTTTTCCCTATACAGACAATCCGATCACCAAATTCCGCTCCTGCCACAATTCCAAACCCGTCATTAGTCTGAATCTCAAACTTGACAACACCAGTTACAAATTGCTTGCCATTTCCATCATTTGAAGCATAAACACAGTTATTGTAATCTGAAGTCCCGGCCATTATTGCCCAAAGCCGTTCTGATTGTTTCCGTCCATGAACAACAAACTGACTTGGTTGCGTCGTACCTGACCAATCCGATGCTGATTGTGTAATGTCTGAGGTTGAAGCTGCTGCTCCATCCCATGTCTGAGGGGTTGTGTACCCGTCTGCTATAAATAAGGTGTTGTCAAAAGTAGCAAAGGAATAAAACGTAGTTTTAGACATATTGGTGGCAATTGCGTCTTCTGCCTTCTTATAAACTTCCCCGTTATCGACTGCCGTAATAATATGTTGTGTCCCGCTTTTCAGCGTAAAATCGTACACTCCGAGTATGGTGTCTAACGGGTTAGATGCAACAACATTGTCGAAATACGCACTCGATATAGCACCTGATAAATAAGTATTTCCAGCATTATAACATCCTATTGTAACATCTCCTGTTCCAATAGCCATTGAATTTAACAGTGTCCAAGACTCCCCATCAGTTCCATAATACACATAAAAAACAGCAGCAGTACGTACAGTCCGAACATATATTGATGTTACGCCCGCACCAAGGTCAAAAGAATCAGAACCCGAAGCCTCTATAAAAGTGTGTGCTACGCCCCCAGGCGTATTAAGAGGATACATTCTAAACCCGCCCCCTATATACAGCATACTTCCACCGCTTGGCGTGAACCGAAGCTGTGATTGAAGATAGGTAAGCCCCGTTGCTGTGTCGGTCGGTAGATTATTTGTGGCGATAATACATTGAATGTCAAAATCCCCTGAAATGATATTGTTCCACTCTATAGACCCTGCTGAAGTGTTATTCGCCCCAGTCTTTACATAACCACCTGTAAGTGATGGTGTGCCTGAAATGGTTGTCCAATTGTCTAAATTATCAAAAAGTTCAGAATCCGATTCCGTCATTGTAGTAATTACACTGGTCCCGCCCCTTGGAGTCCGGCCCATTTCCTGCAAGTTCAAGTTTTTTGTGGGGTCTATCATCTGCACCGCAGAAGTGGTGTCAACATTCGGGTTTGCCGTAAGACCGCCCCTGTCACATGGTATGATAAAGTTTTTACCTTGATAGCTCATAATTTTATGGAGCTTTGGGGTACTACAGGTGTGGGTGAGGGGGAAAGTTCATCCAACACCGATAGCCCCCAAAGACTTAGATACTAAATCCCTGAAATTCCCCACCATAGGGTAATTCCTTAATAAACAACGTTTTCAAAGCCGCTTCATACCTCTGTGTGGCAGCAGCAAACTTGTCATCATCCTCGTTCTCAGCTACTTTTGCCGCCACCCCATATGTTAAAACAGTACGCCAATTGGTTAGCAACTTGGTATAATGATCGGAAGACAGGTCTATCTTGTGTATATTCAAGTAGTATCGCAGCAACAACCCGTAAGTTGAGGCGTCTGAAGGTTTATCAAGCATGAGATATTCAGACCCGTCTTCCGAAAACTTACAAAATCCTGAAGGTGTACCCTTGTCAAATATAGACCCTACTCCACCAAACGCCTCAATGTTTTCTTCGTCAAGTTCTGTTGTATGATCAATAATGCGATATGTTGACGTATTGTCTGGATTGGTCCCCCAAGCAGTAAGGACTGTAGCAACCATTGTTGTCGAATTGTAATCCGTGACTTGCCTAAATTCATTTTCTCCAGTACCCCCCGTGATAAGAATGAATTTTCCCTCGACAGCCGCCACCGCCGCATCTTCATCAGCAGCTAATGTAACGGTTTTTGCCGCCCCTGCCGTTGCAGTACCAGTGTGAGTCCCGTTTAAAAACGTCAATGTCATTTCAGAATCAAAGTCGGAAGGGACGGCATATTTGCTAATTCCAATAGTGGTGCTCTGCACATCCCAACTTTGCAGGGTTTTCATCTGAACATGGCCGTCTTGCTCTGCCCTGTTGTAAATATCGTCCTTGACCTCTTCCAGAAAATAATCCGTGGCTCTGGTTATCTGTGTTGCTGTTGGATCACCAATCCCTGTTTTTTTAAAAGCCTCGGTTACGATATTCGATGCTGTTGGTGCTGTCGGTGCTGCCATAATTTATCCTATGGGAAATCTATCGGGCCTTTAGACACTTGCCCTTCTTTTTTTGTTGGCAGTTTCCATTTTTCGTTTGGGTGCCAGTAATCATAACAATCAGGACAGACGTAAAGCCCCTTTTGCTTTGGCATTATCCCCTTTTTCATTAAAGAATGCCTGCACCCAAAACCGCATACCTCACACGTTACCCACCTGTTGCCTGGGATATACATTACTAAAAGCCCCCCCTCTCAAAGTCTTTCAACCATTCTTGCTGCTTAGCATATGCCTCCATTTGTTCCTCAGACTGAAACCTGTCGTTCCATTGCCCACTTAGAATTTTCTCTGTTGCCGGGGTTACAATTCCATCTCTTAGCAACGTTTCTAATCTTGACTGCGGCATACCGTATGGATTCGGTAGAGCGTGATACGGAACATCTCGCCAACTTGGTGAATAAACATACGGGTCACTTGCAGGCACAGGGGCAGGCGCAGCCCTATGTGCTATTGACGGCTCAGAGTATGAAGGTATCTCAGGGAATAAAACCTCTGTGGGAATCGTCCAGATTGGCGCACCCCCTTGAAACTGTGGCATCTGCACAGGTTGCATCCCCGATAACCCCTGAGAGAATTGTGGCATTTGCTGCATTTGTGGCATTTCAGCCTTTGTTGTATTATTGCCGCCTGACTGCACCCCACGTTGCCCTAACGGCACTCCTGCCAACCCTGATGGCGGTAATACACCGGATAAACCACGTTGCACACCACCCATAAAATAATCAGACATTTTAATGCACCTGGAATGAGTTGTGTCCCTTTATGGTAACGGACAAAGATGCCTGAGTCGTTACCGCACTATGGAGAATAACCTCTAAATGTTCCCCATAACCATATTCGCCAAAATCATATCCGAAATTATTCACGGCGTCGGCGTCCACCTTGACTTGAAAATTCTCGCCACCGGTGTCCATGTCCCTGATTTCAATAATTCCAGATCCACCAGCAGCAGCTTTGTGAACGTCAATTCGTATGTGCTCGATATACAGATGCATACCGGTGGTTTGTGCATCGTCTAAATCAGCAGATGCCGTCTCATTGTCAATTTGCCACGCATAGGCTACTTGGGGGTACTCCCACGGTTTACTCATCACGATCTCCTTTTTTTTAACAAACCTTCCATAATCCCCCAATCAGCCGGGGTATCTATTTCAAAATATGTGTCCGGGTCCATCTCAAACACGCCTATATCCCCCGATATCCTGCATTTGGACTCCAGCAGCAGCTTTTTAGGGGTAATGAAAAACGCCCCGTTTTCTATGAGTACACCGCCCCATTCCTGTCTACGCAGCCTTGCTGACGGGGTGTAATTCAAAGGAATCCCATCGTTAGACCAAAAGAATTTATGCTGTCTACAAACACTCACAATGCTGCCATAGTTAGAATGCTTTATCAGGGCCAATTGTAAATCCTTAGACGTTGTTAGCGGTTGTGTGGCTTGCAGCAATACGATGGTGTCAAAATCAACATAGTTTGCTAATTCAAGCATCGGTGTTTCCTGCATACAGTAATCGTCCATATGCTTTGTTCTGAAAAGATCCACCTTATCCGATACGTATTCGCTTGCAATATCCCAAATATAGTCGCTGTCTATGCCGAGATAAACAGTGTCTATCAGGTTGCATTGTGCCGCAGCTTCCATTGCCCACACAAACAATCGTTTCCCACATATTTCTTTAACATTTTTGTGCGGGATTGATTTAGACCCCCCACGTATGGGTAAAAACGCTACTGTGCGCAACTTAATTTCTCCCTGATAGGACGTTCAGAATCGTATATTTTCTTCACCCCATCACCCAAGGCTGCTTCCACATCCCGCATATACTTACATGCCTTTATCGTGCCTTCTGGGTTGAATGACGCCGCTTGGTCACTGCCGTACATCAATTTATCCATCGTAATATGGAACTCCACCATTTCGGCACCGAGCGCCACCGCAGCCGGCATAAATATAATCCCAGGGTGATGATTGGAAAACCCTATGCGATACCCTGGATATCTTTCTTTAAGTGTCGTTATGCACCGCAGATTCATTTCTTCTGTTTTCGTCGGGTATGTTGACGTACAGTGCATAATGCAATGAACCCTGTCTTTCCTGAAAAACTTTACCGCTTTGTCAATCTCGCCCAAGCTGCACATGCCGGTTGATAGAATAACGGGAACGTCATAATACTTTACAGCAGCAAGGACTTTCTCGTTTGTCATCATGGCAGATGCGATTTTAATAAACGGTGGCTCAAACCCCATTAAAAGATTTACCGCCAATTCATCCCATGCAGAGGCAAACCACGGAATGCGGGTTTTGCAATAATCGTTAATCGCCTGGTAGTCTGTAAACTCAAGCTCAATCCCTTCTTTTTGCTCCTTGGTCGTATTGCCCCACGGTGACACCCTTGGTTTTGCAAGGTCCTCTTTGCTATACACCCGGCTTACCGTGCGTTTTTGAAACTTCACATAGTCGCACCCTGCAATATACGCCGTGTCGATTAGCTTTCTCGCAAGGTCAATATCGCCATTGTGATTAATCCCAACTTCAGCTATGATTTTCATTTTCCCCCCTAATAATTTTGTAAACCATGTTTGCGCCCGTTTTGTCACTCTGTGTAAAGGACTGATTGGCAACACGAAACCAAGATAAAAATCGCTCTATACCCTCGTCAGTTACGGAGATTTTGCTTTTAAACAAACCACTTTTAAACCGCCTTCTATAATCTATCGTGGCTTTATCTCCACTCCCCCAATTTTGGTCACAGGTTTTCATTATCAACCCATACCCGTAATCTTTGCAAAAATCCTGAAAATCCCAAGGTGCCAGAAAATGTTTATCGGCAAGACTCATTTCCACATCCAAAAGATATTGGAGGGTCATCCAAACATACCCTCTTGGGTTAAGGAAATTCGGACTTGATGTAATAACGTACCCACCTTTTTTTAAAAGGGTGTTCATAATATACCGCAAATCAATAAATGGGCTATCAAAATGCTCAAGCACACCCTGCATAACAACCACATCGTATTTCCTGTCCATGTTGATATAATGCAAATTGCTAAACTGTACCGTATGATCACTGTTCTTGTGTGTCCTGTTGCTAATGGCGTTTCTAATTGCAACCGCACTAATATCAATTGCGTCAACGTTTGCATTTCTTTCTGCTATTTCAATGGCTAACTTGCCCTCGCCGCATCCTATTTCCAACACTTCCAAACCATCCCACTTGGACATTGAAAGAATGGTGTCCTGTTCGTCCTGCTTTTCCCCCCAGGTGCCGTTTTCGTACAACTCATCGTATAATTCGTTTAGTCTCATCCTTTTCGCGCCTCTACGACAAGATGCCCATCTGTGGATACGTTCATTACCTCAAGCCGAAACCCAACTTCCGCTAAAACTTTGGCCCAAAATCCCATGTTCCTTTTTGTGTCAAGTTTCAGATAATAGTTTCTGCTGCCAACCCGATACAGTTCCTTAAAAACCTTTTTGCTCGGCTTAAATGCTTTCGGGTATGATACAAAATCAAACATTTCATCTTTGTATGGCAATGAATGAAGGTTTACCTTTCTTACATACGGGTCTATCCCCTGAATCGCCCATGCGTTTTTAAAATCCTTAATATCACAACCGTAGAGATTCAGCCCCCTGCCCCTGCCGACTCTTATTCTTTGCCCGTCACCGCACCCAACTTCAAGCCCACGATAAAAAACCGGGTATTGTGTGAATACTTTTCTGAGCAACTCGTCTCTGAAATTTTCTTCCCCCATTAGTCTATAAGCTCCGGTTTGTCGTGAATTAACCTCGTTGTTACGGAATATTCTTTTAAATCGTTTCCATCCCTGTCAAGCGGGGTAAGCCTAAAAGAATGATGGTCCCGCCTGATGTTCTCTGGAATCAGGTAAAGCAACCCGTTTGGTTCCTGCCTTGGTGTGTACCCGTAAAAATTCCCGGTCATGGTTCTCTTTAAAAGATAACTTTCTTCAGGGAGTGCCACCGCAATGTCCCTGCCAATCGCAACCCCTAACCAAAACTCAACCGACCCCTTTTCGTTCATGCGGTATTCGTGCCCAGCTTCCGATCTCATGTCAGACCCGAACATGGTGATTTTCTTCGCACCCTCTTTTATCGCAAGCGCAATCATGTAGCACATGACATTCAGGAAAAACGCAACGTTAAATTCCTTGATTACTTCCTCAATTGGATACTCAACGTTGTTTTTAAACGCCGGGTAATCGCCTGCCGTATAAACGGGTACGTCCAATTGGTTGACATTGTGGATAAAATCCTTGTCCATTAGTAAAATATCGTGTCTCAAGTCGTGCATGATGAATATTCTATCAGCAGGACGATTGCGGTACATCGTATTGACACACCATATTTCCTCGTTTTCCCCCACCTTTTCAGGACACTTGTACCAACTCGGACCCAACGCTAAAATAATTACATTGTCTAACATTTTCCCCCCCTGTTTAATTCCGGCCATTTGGTTTGTATTTGCTCTATGATTTCTTCGTCGGTTCTACGTCGCTCATTAAAGTAAATCTTCAAATGATCCCTGTTCTTCAACAAACGCCCAATTGAAATCATCTTCCCCTTTATTGCTGTTTTAGCAAGTTCCCTACCCTTATCTCCTGAATACGCTACCCACCAGGTACAAAACGAATTAACAACAAGCGGAAATTTCCTGATTGGCCATATAATATTAATCTTTGGGCAAAAGGTATCATACATGCCCAATAAATATGTTAGTCCGTTTACCTTCAATCCCCAAGGCTTTTCAGTGGCGTATCTTGCCGCTATCTCTTTTTGGGTATAATAAAACCAATCTGGAAAACTTCCCATACCTCTTGTGAGTTTCCTGTTTTCATAATGTACGGAAACATCTTCGTAATACCCCTTTGGATTGGCATCGTCTGCCGGGACCAACGTGCCGCCCATTGAAACCTTGAAATGCTCGTGCATTATCCTGGCAACTGTTGATGTGCCGGACCTTCCAACCCCAACTATAAACCACGGTGCGTTTTTAATCCTATTTCGCAACGAACATTATCCCCCTTGCGAAAAACGGCATGGGCGTGTCAACCCAATAAAACTTTTCCACTTCGAAACCATGCCGTATTAGCAATGTTTTCAAGGTGTTATAGCTATATATCGCTACATGCTGCTCGTTATCGTACTCGATTCCTTTCCGCATTATGGCGTGCCTTGAATGGCAATAAGCGTTTGGAACCGTCACGATTATCGGGCATCCGAACTTTCGGCAATTGTCAAAGAACAATCCTGCATTACTAAGGTGTTCAAGGATTTCGCTTGCTATTATTAAATCAAACTCATGTTCTGTTAATAGCAAGGGCCAATCTTCTTTGTCTAAATCGGCTTGAATAAAGTCCGATGCGGTATCGGTCGATTCTTTATCAATGCCGAAAACAAAGGAACACACTTCTTCAAGCTTTGTGTGCAATACGCTAGGTGCTTTCGAATGTCCCTTGCATCCCAGGTGCAGCACTTTCTTGTCTTTACACAGAGATGTTATTGCCGGTATCCGATTAACACACTCTGCGTCAGGAACCCTGTGGATCATAAAGTCAATAAATGACTGTGTGCGCCAAACCCCTGAAAACTCTACGAAATTCTCTGGATTTTTCTGGATTTCCTTTAACGCATCTTCATCAATAACCTGAAGCCCACAATCGTCCATTTTTCCCCCTGTTAGGGCGGGTTGCCCCGCCCGGTTAATATTAGGTAGATACGCCATCCTCTGCTGGCAGCAATTCACCCTGTAGCGTGGAAAGGGTGGCAATATAATTCCTGAACAGCTTTGCAGTACCGCATTTGGCCGCCATCGTTCCGGCTGCCGTACCGTTCAACCCAATCAGGTTGTTGGAAATTATGCCAGTGAGAGCAACCGTTGTTGCACCAATGGAAATACCCTCTTTCCCAGATGCAATATTCAGCAGCTTGTTGTTGGAAATGTCTACCCGAAGCAACGCCTGTGCAGCGGAATTGGTGAGAATACCAACGGAAAAATCACCGTTAATATAATTGTCTCGGATAACGATATCGTTTGATACACCATCCGTATCACCAAGCTGAATACAATCGGTTGCGCCGGCTACATCTGCGGTCACATAGTTGTTCGTGAAGGTAAACCCATGTGAAGATGCACCGACCTCTATTCCTATGGTAGCCTGGCCACCGGTATCTGCCATGATGATCTCACAACCGTCAATAGTGCAGTAAGCCCCATCAACATCAATCGGAGCAGCAACGGCATCAATTCCGGTAAAATCAAACCGCATATTACGGATAAGAACGTTATCCGCACCAACATCAATGTCACACGCTTCGGTGGTTCCGAGTGTAATCGTAGGCCGGTTGTCACCATTACCAAGGCCGATAATCGAAATGCCCTCCACATCAGCGTCAATCCCTGCTGCGGCGGTAAGCGCCTCGGTGTGTGCCGGCATCACGAAAATAACATCGCCCTTATTAGCGGTGCATTTGTTGATACCGGCATCAATGGTTGCAAGTGCATTTGTGGCATCCGCGCCTGAATCTCCATCACTGCCGGTTGTGCTATCCACAAAGTACACACTTCCAGTGGTCAACACGGCACCGCCAACGATGGGTATGCCCATACTTGAAATCCCATTTGGGAATTTTGTTAAAGCCATTTTAAATCTCCTTATTCTGGGACATGCCGGGGGGAATTACCCACACCCGGCCTGCCTTTAGGATTTTAACCTAAACTTACCCGTTTATGTAATAATATCAGGCACCTGGGCTACCAAATATCCCCCAGGGGATACTCCAACCTCTTTTCCAACGTGCCCGAACCTTGAACTTCGCATCGTCCGTGTCAAAGTCATTACCCTTATAATGATCGGGCATTACCCTCCAGAACCAATTCAGCTCATGCTCATCACATATAATGAACCAAGCATCGGGATCAGTAAGGTACGCCCACTGGATCATTTGAAGGTTTTCACCCTTCATCGGATTTATTGCGTTGTTCGCGGAATCCCACTCAAGGTTACTTTCGAACATTTTCTTGACAGTAAAGCCAAGTTCCACCGGATACAGCAGCTTTTTAGGCATGAGATTCATAAGAATCCCCCTGTCGTCCGTGGTTTCGTAAATGTCGATTGTAGCTTGCTCGTAGGATGTTTCCGAAAGATCGGCGGCATTGGTTAGCTCGTTTTTCTGCGTGCCACCTGTAACAAGTACGTGGGTTGTGGCACAAAGTTCAATGCTGTCACCACCACCTGTGTACGAGTCGGAAAACGCATTATTAAACATATTGGCCCCGTCAGTCTCAACCGTTGCCCTCATGCTGCGCCCTAATGCTTTCGGAAGTTTTGCCATAAGCCCGTAACGTGAATCTTCGTGCATTTCCTTTGTCACCCGATAAGCGAGTGAATAGGTGTCATGCGTATACCGCACGTCAAGGCCCTGGTAGATGTCGTCATACGATGATGCGGCACCTTCGTTTTTGGTAGGCACCAGCCCAAAACCCGTCATGTAGGAATCATCCACATATTGGGTTGCCGGTGTCTTCGGAAAATTAAACACACTGTTATTTACCGGTGGCTTTTCACCGAATTTTAAGGCATCCATAAATATCTGCCGGAATCCGGGGGCAAGCTCATCAGCAAAATTCGTTCTTTGCAAAGTCATGTTACCCTCCTATTAGTCTACGGCAAGTACGGTTGCCTGTGAATCTGCTCTGACTTTAACGTACACGTTCACATTCGCACCCCAAGCATTGTCAGGGCTGTCAACCTTACCCAAAACTATCAAGGTGTCTTCGGCTGAAGCATCCCCATCGAGTTCTTGCTGAGATTGTAATGTGGTGGTGTCGCCAGTCGTACACAGAGGATCATAGAAATTGCCGGTAACGGTGTCATCGGCAAGCGTGGAGTCGTCCACCTGAACTGTAAAAACCGTGTTTACCAAATCGTCATACACATAAACCGACTGACCAGCGGTTGCAGACACATAATTTACTGCAACGCCCATCGGGGTTTCTGTGGATGAGATTGAATTGACACGGCCTGAACCGTCCAGATGCACCAAGTCACCGGGGTAAATGGCAACTGCGGTGTTTTTATACTTTGTCATTCGGGGAGGACCACCATGTGTGGTGTAACCGATCCTAAACCCCAAAGGTTTATCTGGATTAGCCATTGTTCATTCTCCATGTTAGAGTTCTTGTAATCGCTTTAGTCTCGGAGCATCCTTTAAGGATGAACAATAGCGTCATATTTGACGGGTGCGAGCTAATACCCCTGGCGTGATGTGAATTTGCTTTCCGTTAAACTCACTCCACCGTCTGATTCGGATTCCGCTCGTTTTGCTTGATCTTTTGCAATCGCCACAGCACTCCGGGTTCTCAAATCCGTTTTATGCCGTAGCCATTCTGCTCGTTTCTCCCAAAGGTCGTTAGGCAATTCCATCAGAATTAATTCCCTACGCCTTACTAAAGTCTCTTCCCCTGATTCTTCCCCCGGCATTGCTGCCGATGCTCCCCCGTAATATCGCCTTTCGGCAATCTTCCATCCCTGGTCGATTTTCTTCTGGATTCCATCTCTTGGCACCCAGCGGCATTTAAAACCTTTCCGCTTTCTTTTGGTAGCAAGCATGTCCAACGCCCAAGGATTGTTGTCTGCATTCCACGGTTTTGTGGGTTCGTCTTCCGGTGGCATTGCTGTCACTGTTTCTTTCAGCATGTCCAATATCTCGTCAGGTATCAGATTCGTGTGATGGATTACATCGGAGAAACCCGCCCGTTTTGCAGCACGTAAAATAGTTGAATTATCCACCCCCATGTCCTTTGACAATTCATATACCTTCATTAATACCCCCTCTTTTCCATGAAAATGGTCTGCTTTAACCAGTCTTCATGTGAAACATTCATCAAATCTGCCCTGTGTTTCTCTTTGTCCGTCAAAACACGTTTCACTGGATTGCCAGGTGGTGGTGTTCCCCCCTCGGCATACCCCCTGTTTATGTTGTCCGTTCTCTGTTGACCGGCCTGTTGCTGTTTGCCCTGCCAATAATTATACGCCTCAATTGCCGGATTCTTCGCACTGAATACCTGATTTACCAAGGCTGGATTTGTCTGCATATCCACCTTAACTTTTTCAATTACCTCGTAATAATCAGGATGGATAGCAGCCATTGTTTCGTCCATTACCTGTAATTTCGGGTCCACTTGCGGTTGCGGTGGCTGAACAGGTGCCGGTGGAGGTTCCGGTGCTCTGGTCTTTTCCAGCTTCCGGTCCATCTGTGACATAATCCAATCGTCATACGCCCCTGGGTCTTCAAGCGGGTCCGGCCTTTCGGTCTTGGAAACCTGATCCTGAACACTGTCGATTGCGTCTGATAACCGCTGGTTTTGCTCTTGCAAGGCCAATATCGCTTCGTCGGCTTTTGCTAAATCCCGTTTGCCCTGCTGCATTTGCCCGTAAATCTGTGTAAACCTTGGATGGTCCGGCGCCGGTTCATGCACTACGGGCGGTTCTTCAGCCGGCGGCTCTGCCGGTGGTGGTTCTTCAGCAGGTGGTTCTGCCGGCGGTGTAAATGCGCTTGGGTCTTCTATTGCTTGTTCATCTTCCATGTCTCCCCCCTATTTGGCTGCAAATTCTTTTCTCATTCTTGATAGTTTCTTGGGTAATGTTTTTATATCTCCATATTTCACAATGATGCTTGAATTGGTAACATCGTCTGTAAATAAAACCGCTTTCATATCAGGCCAAAAATTATCGAACCGTGCGCCATGTTTTTTGCCAAATTTCGCTAACCGTCCCGCTAACGCCTTCCTGCCCCCAACGGCTGATTCTAATACTTCGTGCCGCCGGGGTCTGAATATACTTGAAACGCCCCCTTGAGATGGATGCCATGCTGCCGGTTCAGGATCTTCACTGTTCCCCGTATAGGTTAAATTGTTCCAACCATATTTTAAAAACTCTGTTGCAAGCCCCCCAATCGTCCCGGCCAAACCCCTTCGGGCTCCAGGTTCAAGACGCCTTCCCTCTCTTTTGCCAAAGTTTATATAATGCTGCCATGCATCAACACCAGCTTTCGCAACATCGGTGTTTGCTCTTAAATATGCACTTGGATTAAACCATCCCGGCATCTGGTTTTGAGATGATTGCGCCCTTGGCCTTGCAGAAGCTCTTGGCGCAAGAAGCCTTCCCTCCCCTTTCCCAAAAGCCATATAATGCCGCCAAGCATCTATCCCGGCGTTTGCTACATCTGGGTTTGCTCTTAAATATGACGTTGGATTAAACCAATCAGGAGATAGGTTTCTTAAAGAACTAAGACCCATTCCCGTTCTGGCCGTATTAACAGGTTCCCTGCCGCTTGCACTGCTATAGCCTTGAGCCCCCCTGCCGTAATCATATGTCGGAGATGCAAAACCCTGCCCCTTTGGGTCAAATACAGACACCCCGCCACGGTTTAACTCTGAAACAGACCGCTTATAATCATCGTATGGGCTTGTGTATGGCATGTGTCTCCTTGGGCAAATAAAAAAGGGCAGCATAGTGCATGGCCCATGCTGCCCTTAATTATTTCGCTTTAGCGTGCCCGGTGGATCAGACCGAGTTAGCCCAAATTAATCTATTATTTTTGCTAAAAGATCGACCTCGTTCATTATGAAATGGTCTTTAAACGCATCCCCTCTCAGCGGTATGTCAAATTTCGCATACCGGCCAAAGAGAATCTTGTCTCCAACCTCAACCCAAATTACGTCCGGGCCTACCGCTACCACCGTGGCCCTCAAGGAAACCTGTTTTACCGTATCAGGAACGTAGATTTCCCCAATCTTGTCATCCTCAAACTGCTTTGCGATTAATCGCTTACCCATCGGTTCAAGTTTCATCATTTCCCCCAAATATTTCTGACTGTTCCTGCGAAATCATCAAATTGGTCAATAAGCCTTGATAATTCATAATTCACTTTGCCACTCTCAATGGCCTTACCATCATCATCCCGCATATAATTTATATCGGTTGTAATCTCGTCTATCCCTTTTTCCCAAGATAGTATCATGTCATTGATTTTAGTTATTTTCATTTTCCCCCGCCTCCTTTACCATCTCGTCACGAAGCTCAAGCATTTCTTCACAAACGTCCAGCCTTGTGTTCCACGCCAACGCTTGGTTTAAATTGCCGTCGCCAAGCGCCAACCTAATATTAACAAACGAATCTTTAATGTGCTGATTCATTATGCGCCGGAAATCGTCAGCTACAGGGTCATCCCACCATGCTATTACCGCTTCCTTCGTCATATCCCCCCCACTCAAAACCAAAAGTCTCTTTTTGGGCTTTCATCTGCTCATATGTTGGCATGTCGGATAATCTGTGAATAACGCCAAATGTGTTTGTAATCCACAATACTGCACAATCCTCTTTGCCAAGTGCTGTGCCTGCTGCGTTAAACCGTAAAAATGGCGTTCCTTTTTTCCTTCCGACTAAATCTTGTATTGATTTCATGTTGTCCCCCCATCAAAAAACTCACGATACTCCGCACCACCGAATATTTCTGCTGGAAATGTCAAATTCATTCTAGCTGGTACGCCAACAAGCCTCTTTAATGATAGTGGCCCATTGTTAATTTTTAATTCAACAAACCCATCCATTACTTGAACCAGTTCATACAGTTCAAGGTCGCTTCTCGATCTACAATCTTGGGGGGTTTTAGCAACATAGTTCGCTATCTGCTCTGTGTCAAAATCATATTTTTGCATATTATAAATTCTGACTTCCACCCATTCCCCCTTGTGGTGGCCCGCCCTGCTGTCCACCTTGGCTGCCAAGCTGCTGCATCTGCTGCTCTTCCATCATAGCTATCGCTTGTGTTGCCGTAACGTGCTGTTTTACCAAGTCCTGATATTCCGGTAACATTAACCTATATGCTTCATTTTGCACAAATGCCATGTGAACCTCAAAATGCCTGGTGTGATCCTCTCCCATTTTCGGCTCTGGATAATCTCCCTGCATCATCATAGCGTTCTCATATTCAGGACTTAGCTGCTCTTCCGGTAAATCAGGCAGAATATCGTCAATATTCTTCTTGTCATACGATTCTATCAGGTCTTTTGTAATCGCATGGATTGCCTTCATATTTGGTTGCATACCTAAATCAGGATTTCCAACTATCAAGGGATTGCCCATAAGCATCTGATATAACTCCTGAGCCTCCTGCCGTCTTGTGCCCTTAGATGCATAACTCGGATCACCCGTAGGCATAATATCCTTGATAACATCAAAATCACGCCTTTTAATATCGTTGAAAGCAATCTTGTCCATGCTGCCCATTATCCGATATTCTTTCGTGTCGGGCAGGAAAATCTGGTTCAAATTCATTAAAAGACGTAATTCCTTGCGCAAACTCCTGAAAATCCTCTTGGTCATTACAGCAAACGTCACCAAGCCCTGCTCGATAATCGCCAAAGTTCCGTGGGCCGTTGGCGTTTTCGTACCCTTGCTCTCTCTGCCCTGAATGTAATCGCTTGTGGATGTGAATTGCTCGATATACGTCTGGATTTGGCCAAGAAACATGAATAAAACCTGGTCCACTCTTTGCATGCTCGGGAAATATATCTGTGTGGGGTCCGCAACTTCCTCAAATAGTCCCGGACGGAGCTTAATATCCTTTGCCCGAAGTCCAGCCCGGCGCCCGTAAAACCCAAACGGCATGTTCGTCATGCTGCCGGCGTCAAATATCTGATTAAAAGCGGTGTTTGCCATCTCAATCAATGGCTCAAGGAAATGACCAAACCCAAAGCTGTAAAACCCGTGTGGATTCGGCAAAAAGTGGTAATCAATGAAGTAATTTAGCTCTTTACCCTCAAATTTACGCTTCGTAACACGTAAAAGCGTCTGTGAATCATAATCGACGGTAAATATATAAGGTGTCCTACCAGATCCTGTGTCATATCGCTTATGGCACTCCAAAATCAAGTGCGGCTTTTCCTCTTTTTTGGACGATTCTTCACCAGATGTGCTGTCCGCTGTGGCTTGTAAACCCGATTCGTCTTCGGCTTCCGGCGTTTCCCGCAATTTGTCGAAGTTTTCATAAAGACCTTGATCGTTTCGCTCCTGCAACTCATCGTAATGCAACCATAACCTGTGGACTATCCGCCGTGCTGTTGGTATGCTCCGTGTTCTGTAGGGTAATACCAAGTCCGTCGCTTGAATATTGTCCGTAATCGGCCTGTCTAACTCTTTAGAATACTGACATTTCTTGAAAGCTACCCCGTTTAAAGGCAATAATTGAAGCAGATTGTCAAACGTCTCTTCGTAATCCTCCATCTCATAGAGAATCTGCCAATTCATAAACTGCTCGATGTTCTTTGCCCGCTTGATGTCGTTGGCGCTTACTGGAATTGTTTTTACCATGCCCGGTGGGGAAAAAATGCTCTGGTAGGATCTGCCATGGAATTGATTGCATGCCGAAGCTAACAAGGGAATGCAGACATTTGACGCGCCTTCCCACGGATTGGATTTCTTTTCACGTTCACATGCCCATAACTTGTACCACCTGTCCCGCTTTTCTTCCCACTCGCTGCGGCTTTCTAAATCCGTGTCGTAATGCTCACAAATCTCCTTCGCAATCTGCTCCTGTTTGTCTTCAGGAATCTCACTTACGATGTTGATAAGCGATTTCTCTTCTTGTGGTATGTCGTCACTTTTTGGCACGTTTTTTCCCCTTCGTCCAACCCCCCCCTTTTTTCCGCTTTATCCCCGTGGACTTCGTACAAATAGCCCACGCACTGCTCTTGCTCTTGCCCTTCTTGCGGACTTTTTTTACGCATTTTTCAAGTCTTGCGGGAGACATTTTTTAAAACCCCTCAAACGGCAACCTATATATAAGGATTGCATAAATCATGCCACAACTCCACTTATCACACTTATTGAGATATGTCAATACCCCGTCCATGCATTCGCCACCGCCGGCTCCTGATATCCCTCCCCCTCTTCTTCCGGTGGATACCAGTACGTGTTGAGCAATAAAATCCTATAAAGGTTTTCCATGAAGTC